TATTTGATGATATTAGCGAATATCTTATAGATCCAGATGTAATAGTAATACCTTCAATAAACATGTTATTGCCATTTGATGAGTTGCTTCCGAATTTAAAAAAAGACACTTTGGTTTCTATTACAGGAACAAGCAATATGAAGATGCGATATGGCAATCCTATTTACAATGTTGATGATTTAAAATCTCAGGTAACTTGTAATGAAATTTTATTTGCTAAACAATATAATAGCAGTTGGGGCGTTAATAACGTACCTAACATGTTCAAATTCATAACCTCTGTTGTAGTGGCAAGAATCTAAATAGGCCGTGATCTAGCTATAATATGAATGATAACATTATAGCTGGAGGATGCCTATCATGGCTGAAAATAAAGAAGAACCAGCAGCGCAGACACCTGCTCTTACACAAGAGCAAACTACGCTGTCAATGGCACATTCATTTTTTGTTACGAAAATATCAATTATCTCTCTTGCATCAATCATGGTATCTGTGGTTGGTGTTTTGTTAATCAGCATTTTTCATCCAGATGTTGATAATAACAAAATTTTTGAAATTCTCGGACCCGCATTTCAAACTGTAGTCGGTTGTTTTGTTGGAATGGTATCTGCGAATTTCATAAGGAAATAATAGCATGGACCAGCTTCTCAATATAGTCAAGACGGTTGCACCCACTATCGCAACTGCGATGGGTGGACCTCTTGCAGGTATGGCAGTCCGCACCTTATCCGAGACATTACTTGGTAAGCCTGACGGTACGCAGGAGGAGCTGGCCGCAGCGGCAGCGGCCGCGACACCAGATCAATTACTTGCGCTAAAAAATGCTGAAAATAACTTTAAGCTTGAAATGAAAAAGCTTGATGTTGATCTGGAGCGTATTAGTGCAGGTGATCGTGATAGCGCACGTCAGATGGCGATGCAAAATCCAAGAGACTGGACTCCACGGGCTTTGGCTGGTGTTATTACAGTTGGATTCTTTGGTGTATTGATGTATATGTTGATGTTTGGTTTACCTGCGGCAGGCGGCGGCGAAGCTATGCTTGTGATGCTAGGTACCCTAGGCACAGCATGGGGTGCTGTAGTATCATTCTATTTTGGTTCATCGGCCGGCTCAAGAGCAAAAGATGAAGCTTCGGCTGGGAAGAAGTAAGCCATAAATAGTATGGCTTAATTCGGAGGTAGGTATGGCTGTACCAACTACTCGCAAGCTGTTCAAAGATTATTGTCTTAGACGGCTAGGTTATCCTGTCATTGATATCAACGTTGATGATGGTCAAGTCGATGACCGCATCGATGATGCGCTTGCATATTACCGAGATTTTCATTTTGACGGTACAGAACACATCTATCTTTCATATAAGATTACACAGACTGACGTAGATAACAAATTCATCACGCTTCCTGACAATATCAATTATGTCATTCGTATTTTTGATATTGGTCGTGCATCTAGCGTGTCAAATCTGTTTAATGTGCGATATCAAATTCATTTGAATGACTTGTTTGATTTCACAAGTACAACTTATGTGCCATATGTTATGGGTATGCGTCATATTGAAGAACTAGAACAGATCTTTGTTGGTAGCAAACCAATTCGATTTAATCGTCATAATAATCGTCTATATGTTGATATGAAATGGGATAAAGATGTCAAAGTTGATGATTATGTAATTGTCGATTGCTATCGCGTGCTTGATTCTGAGACATTCAGCGATGTCTGGTCAGATCCATGGTTAAAGAAATATGCGACAGCTCTTATCAAAAAGCAATGGGGTGAAAACCTTAAGAAATTTGAAGGTATGAATCTTCCTGGTGCTGTTAAATTTAATGGTCAAAAAATTTGGGATGAAGCAAATGAAGAAGTTAATGCTCTTGAAAAAGAAATGAATAGTGGCTATAGCTTACCAGTCATGGATATGATGAATTGATATGGCCACAAACAAATATTTTCGCAACTATAGCTATGGGCGAGAGCAAAGGGTAGAGGATGATCTAACCGTTGAGGCGATCAAAATTTATGGTGTTGATGTGCAATATATGCCGCGCACCATATTCAATGAGATCGAAGAATTTGGTGAAGATCCTCTATCAAAATTTGATCTAGCAGTACCCATCGAAGTTTATGTCAATAATCTTGAGAATTTTCAAGGTGAGGGCGATTTCCTTAGCAAATTCAATCTGGAAATTCGTGATCAGATTACTCTTACAATGGCCAGACGGCGTTGGGATCAAATTCGTACAGAAAAATTATTTGACGAAGTTGGAAATGTATATCTTACTGAAGATAATCCTGCAATCTATTCATCAAATACTGATAACTATCTTTTGGAATCTGGCAGCGCGAATGGTTATTCTATTTCATCATCGCGGCCTCTTGAAGGCGACTTGATTTATATTCCATTTATAAACAATGGAAACGGTGCTATCTATGAAGTAAAATTTGTTGAGCATGAACGTGTCTTTTATCAACACGGCAAGCTATACACATATGAAATGACATGTGAATTATTTCGTTATAGCTCAGAACGGTTTAATACTGGTAATAATGATATCGATATTATTGAAACTAGACTTAGCCGCGATATTCAGGAATATCAATATCTTATGGAGAATGCTGATATTCTTATTATGGAAGAAGGTAGCAATCTTATTCAAGAATATAGACTTGAATCCGTTGCTTCTACAGCAAATAATGAGCTATTTACTCAACGATCATTTATTGATGTTGATTTTAGCGAGAAAAATCCATTTAGCGAAATTGATAGGTATTAAGCCATGCCAATGTTTGGGTCTTCATTCTACCATCAGACATTAAGAAAATATGTCATAACATTTGGTAATATGTTTAACAACCTAACAGTTGAACGAATTGATTCATCTGGTAATTCATTACAGACAATAGAAATACCTATAGCATATAGCCCAAAAGAAAAATGGTTAGCTAGACTAAAAGACAATCCGGATCTTACATCTCAAGTACAAACAATTTTACCTAGATTGTCTTTTGAGATAACAGGATTTGAATATGATGGTACTCGTCGTCTGCAATCTTTGACTAAAAACACATCTACAAATTCTAATGGGTCTTTCAAGTATCAATACACTCCAGTTCCATGGAATTTAAACTTCTCATTATATTCTTATGTAAGAAATGCAGATGATGGTGTGCAAATTATGGAACAGATTCTTCCTTATTTTGGACCAGAGTGGACAAATACATTAAATTTGATTCCTGAAATGGGTATCAAAATGGATGTACCGACTATACTTACTGGTATGAATATAGAAGATACATATGAGGGTGATTATGAGAATCGCAGGGCCCTCATATACACATATAATTTTACAATGAAATGTTGGTTCTTTGGTCCTGTGCGTACCCCTGCTAATGATGGTGGTATTATTCGTCGCACTATACTTAATCTTCATTCGATGGATACCAATCTTAGAGCAAATACTGTTTATGGTATTACTGTTGATATTACCGATGAAGAACTTGAAAGGTCTCTAACAACATCTCGTGTCACTATACAACCGGGATTATTTGCTAACGGAGTTGGTACTTCTAATAGTGCAGCATCGATAAATCGTAATTTGATAGCTGCTAATTCTGATTGGAAATATGCGCCTAATACATTCTTCTATCCATCAGGTGTGAAGTATGACCCTATAACTGGACAGGATAGTTAAAATGAGTAATCTACATGATGGTCTGAGAGACGCTTTAAATTTACCAGAAATACAAAAACAAGAAACTCTACCAGCAGTTATAGAGCAAGATGCTGGTTTAGATGATCTTGAAATTGATTACAAAGAAGCACGAACTAATCTAAAAGATGTCATAGGTAAGGGTAAAGAAGCCCTTGAGAATCTTTTGACAATGGCAAAAGACCTTGACTCACCTCGTGCGTATGAAGTTGTAGGGCAGCTTATCAAAACCATATCTGATGTCAATAAAGATTTAATTGATATCCATAAACGCAATAAAGATATCAGAGGTGAAACTGCAGGTCCTAGCACAGTAGTCAATAATGCAGTATTCATAGGTAGCACGGCCGATCTGCAAGCAATCATAAACGGCCGCAAGGAAGATATCATAGACGGTGAAGCTTCTGATGTCTGATAATTATCTTGGTAATCCTACATTAAAAAAAGCTGGCGTAAAGATAAATTTCACGGAAGATCAAATCCGTGAATATCACAAATGTGCTAAAGATCCTGAATACTTCATTGAAAATTATATGAAGATTGTCAGTGTTGACCGCGGTTTGATAAACTTTGGTTTATATCAATATCAGCGCAAGATGGTTCGCACCTTTAAAGATAATAGATTTTCTATCTGCAAAATGCCTCGTCAGTCTGGTAAGTCTACCACTGTTACTGGATATATGTTGTGGTTAATATTATTTCATGACAATCAAAGCATTGCTATTCTAGCCAACAAAGGCAGTCTTGCGCGAGACATGCTTGCCAAAATTCAACTTGCATATGAACATATACCAAAATGGATGCAGCAAGGTATTGTCATATGGAACAAGGGTAATATTGAACTTGAGAATGGTTCAAAGATATTAGCATCTGCAACTTCAGCTAGTGCGATTCGTGGTGGTTCATATAACTTGATCTTCCTAGATGAATTTGCATTCGTACCACGCAATATCGCTGAAGAATTTTTTGCATCTGTTTATCCCACGATTAGCTCTGGTAAGACATCAAAGATTATTGTTGTTTCGACACCAAACGGTCTAAACCATTATTACAAGATGTGGGTTGATGCGACTGAGAAACGTAGTGAATACGTGCCAATTGAAGTGCATTGGCGCGATACACCAGGTCGTGATGATAAGTGGCGCGAACAGACTATTCGTAATACCAGCGAAGAACAATTTAAGCAAGAATTTGAAACTGAGTTTCTTGGAAGTACACTCACACTTATCTCTGGTTCAAAGCTTAGGTCTATGGCCTTTAAGAATGTATCAAGAGATGCTTGGGGTGTTGACATTTATCATCAGCCTGAATTTAAGCACACATATGCAATCATGGTTGATACTGGTCATGGTGTTGGTCTTGACTATTCTGCCTTTACGGTAGTTGACGTATCACAGGTGCCTTATAGAGTAGTCGCAAAATATCGAAACAATAATGTAGTATCTTCATTTTATCCGGAAATCATAGCAAGATATGCGAGGGCTTATAATAATGCATATATTTTGGTTGAAACTAATGATATTGGTAAGACCGTTGCTGAAACTCTGCATCGTGATCTGGAATGCGAAAATGTATTATGGACTACACAAATGGGACGCGGTGGGCAACAACTCAGCGCAGGGTTTTCTGGTCGGTCACAGCTTGGTGTAACAACATCAAGATTTGTTAAGGCCGTAGGTTGCTCAAGCTTAAAAGAACTTATTGAAGGTGATAAGCTTATAATCGAAGATTTTGATATTATCGAAGAATTATCAAATTTTGTATCTAAGGGTAGTAGCTATGAGGCCGAAGAGGGATATAATGATGACCTTGTGATGTCATTGGTATTATTTGGTTGGCTAGCTAAACAACTTTATTTTAAAGAATTAACTGATATAGATATTAGACATCGTATAGCTGAAGAAAAGCTGCGAGAAATGGATGAAGATTTGTTGCCGGCAGGTTTTTATGATGACGGCACAATGGATGACCCGATGTCTTTAGATGGATCATCGGGTGATGGTGAATGGTTTGATCGTTGGAGCCGAGTCTGATGGCTTTTTATAAATATCGTGGATGGAAATACATCAGATATCTCTAGGAGGAAATGATCATGGCATTTCAAATCTCTCCCGGCGTGAATGTCAGCGAAATCGACCTGTCTACGATCGTCCCTGCGGTAAGCACGACGACTGGCGGTATTGCTGGCGCTTTTCGTTGGGGTCCGGTACAAAAGCGAGTATTGATTGATACCGAAGATAGCCTTGCGCTTCAGTTTGGTAAACCAAATTCCAATACCGCGGATCCATTTTTTACCGCTGCCAGTTTTCTTGGTTACGGTAATCAATTATTTGTAGTCCGCGTTATTAATGAAGCCGGAAGCACTACAAATGCGCGTAACGCCACAACAAATGCAGCTAATACAACAAATACCGTTATTAAAAATGATGATGACTATGATCTAAATTATTCTAGCGGTATTTCAGGTGTTGGTAGCTGGGTTGCAAAATATCCAGGTGAACTTGGTAATTCGCTCCGTATTTCTGTATGTCCTACAGCTAATGCATGGTCAAGCACATTAACAGGTACTCTTGCCTTTACCAATAATAGCACAACCGTTACAGGTTCTTCAACTACATTTAATAATCAGATTCGTGTGGGTGATATTCTTATTGCAGGACCTGATAGAGTTGAAGTCAAGGTAGCAGCTGTTACAAATAATACAAGTCTAACACTGCAATCAAAATATATTGGTAATACTGTAGCTTCACAGTCAAGTGTAAATCGTCGTTGGGAATTTTATAATTATTTTGATGCTGCCCCAGGTTCATCAGAATATGTCTCAAAGCAAGGCGGCTCAGGTGATGAGATGCACATTGTTGTGGCCGATGAAGATGGATTATGGTCAGGGCGTGCTAATACCGTAATTGAGCGTTTTGCTGGTGTGTCGAAAGCAAATGATGCTTTGACACAAGATGGTGGTGGTAATTATTACAAAGAAGTGATCAATCAAAGATCACAATATGTTTGGTGGACATCACATCTTACAGGCGTTACAAATGCAGGTAAGGCATCTTCTGGTGTAAGCTTTGGTGCTGGTGCTCAATCTCGTCCAATCAATGCATCATTTGTATTAGGTCGTGATGGTGGCACGCCTCGTACCAATGATTTTTGGGCAGGATATAGCAAATTTGCAAATCCAGAAGAAGTTGATGTATCACTTATTCTTGGTGGAGCGGGCGGCGCCCAAAAAGCTATTTTCATCATAAACAGTGTTGCTGAGGTTCGTAAAGATTGTATTGCGGTTATCTCACCACGACGTGAAGATGTAGTAAATAATTCAAGTTATGTGGGTAAAGAAACTGATCATGTAATTGAATATCGCAATCAATTACCATCATCTTCTTATGCGGTCCTTGATAGTGGATACAAATACATCTATGACAAATATAATGATCTATATCGCTATGTTCCATTGAATGGTGATACTGCTGGCTTGATGGTTCGTACTGACAATGAACGTGATCCGTGGTTCTCCCCTGCAGGATTTAATCGTGGTCAGATAAAAAATATTATCAAGCTATCATGGAATCCGACTAAAGCACAGCGTGACCAACTTTATAAAAACGGTATCAATCCTGTTACTACATTCCCAGGTCAGGGTACGGTGCTTTTTGGTGATAAGACATTGCTTGCGAAGCCATCAGCTTTTGATCGCATCAATGTTCGTCGCCTCTTTATTACTCTTGAAAAAGCGATTAGCACGGCCGCGAAATTTACTCTATTCGAGTTCAATGATGAATTTACGCGCGCTCAGTTCCGTAATCTAGTTGAGCCGTTCCTGCGTGATGTGCAAGGTCGTCGCGGTATCTATGATTTCCGTGTTGTCTGCGATGAATCAAACAATACTCCTGAGGTTATTGACCGTAATGAGTTTGTTGGTGATATCTATGTGAAGCCCGCTCGCTCGATTAATTTCATTCAGCTGAATTTCGTCGCGGTCCGCACCGGCGTCGAGTTCACCGAAATCGTCGGTCAGTTTTAAGGCGCGGTAGGAGGAAATAAGACATGGCTTTTAATGTCTCAGAATTTGCATCAGCAGGCCTCCCGCTTGGTGGTGCCCGCCCATCGCTCTTTAGCGTCATTGTCGATACTCCATCTGGTGTACCGAACATAGGATCTAGAATTTCATTTACATGTCGTGCAGCGCAGATTCCGCAAAGCACAGTTGGTGTAATTGAACAAGCTTACTACGGTCGCCGTATTAAGATTGCTGGCACTCGTAGTTTCCAAAACTGGAGAGTTGATATCTTGAATGATGAAGATTTTCAGGTGCGCTCTGCAATGGAAATTTGGAGCAATGCGATTAATTCGCATCAATCCAATCTACGCGCACCACAGCTAGCAACATCTGCGTCATATCGCACTACCGCGACTGTGACCCAATATGCTAAGACTGGTGAGGCTTTGCGTACATATCGGTTTGTGAATATCTTTCCGACAGAAATCGGAGCCATTGATCTGGCTTGGGATCAAGGTGAACAGATTGAAACATTCCCGGTAGAATTTGCATATGATTACTGGGATCTAGTAAACCCAGGTACAACTGGCACGCTAGCGGTCTAATCTAAAACCACTAGCGGAACTACCGATAGGTCCGCTAAATATAGCGGACCTATTTTTTTTGAGGGATTCTCATGGCTATAGAGCTATTTGGCTTCCGTATCGGCAAGGCTGACGAAGACGCCAAAAGGGCTGTACAGATCCCGTCATTCGTTCCGGAACAGAAGGATGACGGCGCGGTTGAAATCGCACCTGGCGGCGCTTACGGAACATTCGTTGATTTAGAAGGCACTGCTAAAAGCGAGGCCGAGCTTATTACTCGCTATCGCGAAATGTCTATGAATCCTGAAGTTGAAGCTGCGGTAGATGATATTGTCAATGAAGCATTAGTGACAGATCAAGATGCTTCTGTTGTTCGTCTTTCTATGGATGATCTCAAACAACCCACACGTATTAAAAAACGTATGGAAGAAGAATTTGAAGAAATTCTTGAGCTATTAGATTTCTCAAATATATGCTATGAGATTTTCCGCCGTTGGTATGTTGATGGTCGTCTTTATTATCATATCATGATTGATGTAGCTAAACCTCGTGATGGTATTAAAGAGCTGCGTTATATTGATCCGCGCCGTATTCGCAAGGTGCGCGTACCTCAGAAAAAAGAAAATGGTGATGCGACTAAGGATAAGAATCCTACAGTCCCTGCTTATTCAGAATATTATTTGTATAATCCTGCAGGTCTTGCAGGCGCAGCCTATTCACAAGGCGTCAAGATTTCACCTGATTCAATCTGCTATGTAAATTCAGGTATGCTTGATAATCGCAATCGCATGGTACTATCACATCTGCATAAAGCTATCAAGCCTCTCAATCAGACACGCATGTTAGAAGATGCGGTTGTGATCTATCGCCTAAGCCGCGCACCTGAACGTCGCATATTCTATATTGATGTAGGTAATCTACCTAAGCCTAAGGCCGAACAATATCTGCGTGACATGATGATTCGTCATAAGAATCGTTTGGTTTATGATGCATCGACAGGTGAGGTTCGTGACGACCGCAAGTTCATGACCATGCTTGAAGATTTCTGGTTGCCGCGCCGCGAAGGCGCTCGTGGTACAGAAATTACTACATTACCTGGTGGTCAAAATCTAGGTGAGATGGCGGATGTTGATTATTTCAGAAAGAAATTATATCAATCACTGTCAGTGCCGATTTCACGTCTTGAGCCAGATGGTCAATTTAGCTTAGGCCGCTCAAATGAAATTACTAGAGATGAAGTAAAATTCTCTCGTTTCATTGGTCGCTTGCGCCATCGCTTTACAATGCTATTTGATCATCTTATGGAAATTCAACTTGCCCTTAAAGGTGTGATGTCACGCGAAGAATGGCGTGAGATGCGGTCATATATCAAATATGATTTCCAAAAAGATAATTATTTTTCAGAGCTAAAAGATCAAGAGGTATTAACATCTCGTCTACAGCTATTGAATACAATATCTCCTTATATTAATCAGTTCTATACAAAAGAATGGGTGCAGAAAAACGTTCTTCGATTTACTGATGAGCAGATCGAAGAAATGGAATCTGAAATGGAAGAAACTTCGGCTGATCAGATGGATCAAGCAATTCAGGCTAAGAAAACTGAACCTGAACAAATGCCTGATGAACCTAAACAAGAACCTAAAACTAAATCATTTGCTGAATCATTTGATGCAGATTCATCAAAATCTGATGATCTTACCAAAGATGAAGAATTGCTTATACAAAGCATGACTCGTATTATGGAATCTGTGGATACTGGTGAGATTATAGATATATCAACAATCGACTTGTCAATAGTCGAAGCAGATGATCTAGTAAATAGCACAAGAGGATCAAGACGGTGACCCTATCCATAGAAGCAGCAAAGATCCTTGCCGCAGCCTTAAAAGCTGCGCGTGATGAAGCCGGCCGTGTAGAATCTAAGCTGCTTGAGGATATTCGTAATATACCTCAAGGTCCTGAGGGTCCTCAAGGACCTGCTGGTGGTCCTGCGGGTCCTAAGGGTGATCGTGGCCCTCCAGGTATTCCTGGTCCTAAAGGTCCTCAAGGCGAAAAGGGCGAAAAGGGCGCCCGCGGTGAAATTGGGACTCAAGGGCCTAGAGGTGAAAAGGGTGATCGTGGTCCAGTAGGACCTATAGGTCCTCAGGGTCCTGCAGGTGACGTGTCCTCAGTTGAACAAAAACTTACTAACAAATTTGATGAATTAACACAAAGAATTAGCTCTCAAGCAACTCGTCTTGCATTAGCAGCAAAACATGGTGGAACTGGTGAAACCAAACTTAATCGTTTGGATGATGTTGACATCAATTCCGTTGATTCTGCTACAAATGGACAAGCTCTTGTATGGAATAGCACATTAGGTAAATGGCAAGCTAATACAGTTGCTGGTGGTGGCGGTGGTTCTATTACAGTAAAAGAAGAAGGTTCTGTAGTAGGTAGTAGCGTCACAGAAATTAATTTTGTTGGTGCTACTGTAACAGCTTCAGGCAATTCAACAACAATACAAGTTCAAAGCGCCGCTATTGGTAATAACATTGCTACAACTCTGCAAACTCAAGCTATTATTCCTGCGGCAAACAATACCTATAACTTAGGTGCTGCAGGTCGTCGTTTTGCTAATTTATACCTTAGTGGTAGCACAATATTTTTGGGTAATACTACATTAAAATCAAGCACTACAGGCCAACTTAAAGTTATTACAAAATCTGGACAGGTAGAAAATTTAGTATCAAATAATTATCTTACTAGCACATTTCAAACTAAAGCCATTGAACGTGCGGCTTTAGCTAATACCAATCTTTCAATAAGCAATGTCAAGACTGGTCTGACATCAACCAATACTGCACTTCGTACATTAATTAATGCACGTTTACAGGTTGCTAATGCTGATGCTAAATTTACAACAAAAGCTTATGCAGCATCAAATGCTTATGTAAAGCAGATTCTAGCAAATACAAATGCTTATATTGCATCTATTGTATCTGGTGGTGGTGTATCAGTAGGTACATTTAATGCAGCATTAGCTAATACCAATCTTGCTATTAGCAATGTTAAAACTGGTCTGACTTCAACCAATACTGCACTTCGTACATTGATTGCGGATAGATTACAAATTGCTAATGCTGCTGCAACTTATCAAACAAAAGCAATTGAGCGTGCTGCACTTGCAAATACAAATGCATCCATTGCAAATGTCAAGACCGGTCTGACATCAACCAATACAGCACTTCGTTTATTGATTGCGGATCGGATTCAAATTGCCAATGCTGAGGCTAGATATTCTACAAATACATTCTCAAGAATAACGGTTGGTGCAAATAGCATTTTTGCTGATAGTAAAGGTGATACTCTAACATTTGTTGCCGGTTCTGGTATTACTCTTGCAGCTAATCCGTCAACAGATAGTATTACAATTACTTCTACTGGTGGTGGCGGAGGAATATCAGAAGCTACATTTAATTCTGCTCTTGCCAATACAAATGTATCCATTGCAAATGTCAAGACCGGTCTGACATCAACCAATACTGCACTTCGCACATTGATTTCTGATAGATTACAAGTTGCTAATGCAGCCGCAATCTATCAAACAAAAGCTACAGAACGTGCGGCTTTAGCTAATACAAATGCATTTATCAAATCACAATTGGCTAATACCAATCTTTCAATAAGCAATGTCAAGACCGGTCTGACATCAACCAATACTGCACTTCGCACATTGATTTCTGATAGATTACAGGTAGCTAATGCTGCCGTTATCTATCAAACAAAAGCTGTTGAACGTGCGGCCTTAGCTAATACAAATGCATTTATCAAATCACAATTGGCTAATACAAATGCTTTCATTAAATCGCAATTAGCCAATACCAATCTATCAATTAACAATGTCAAGATCAACTTGACATCAACCAATACTGCGCTTCGTACGCTTATTAGTGATCGCTTGCAGGTAGCTAATGCTGCGGCCACTTATCAGACTAAGACGATTGAACGTGCGGCCTTAGCTAACACCAATCTTGCTATTGGTCGTCTGAATACAAATCTGACTGGCACAAATACTGCGCTTCGTACGCTAATCAATGATCGTCTGCAAATTTCAAATGCCGCTACACTATATCTTCGCAAGACCGCAGGTGGTAACCAAACTGTTGCAAGCGCTGTTACATTTAGTGCTAACGTCAATATCAATGGTAGATTGATAGTTACCGGTAATACTACGTTTGTTAATCAGACGACTATCAACACATCAGATAATTTGATCTCTCTTGCAAATAATAATACAGCTGATGTAAGCGATATTGGTTTCTACGGTCATTATAGAAAAGATGGTGTCACCAATAATCATATCGGCATAATTCGTGATGCTGGTACCAAAGATTTCTATGTGTTTGGTAATTATACACTAGAACCTGGCGCAGGTAGTATTAATGTCAATCATGCATCATTTGAAACTGCAAATCTAAACGTATCACAGCTTAAGGCCACAAAGGTTAGAGTTGGTGGTGTTGATATTGAAAGCCGTTATGCACAGAATACTGCTACGCGCACGCTTATCAATGATCGTTTGCAAGTAGCTAATGCGGCCGCTATCTATCAAACAAGAGCAATTGAACGCGCGGCGCTTGCTAATACTAATCTTGCAATTAGCAATGTCAAGACCAATTTAACATCAACAAATACTGCACTTCGTACATTAATTGCTGATAGATTACAAGTATCTAATGCTGCAACCTTGTATGCTACAAAAAGCAATCCGACAACATCAGGTCTGCTAGCGCATACTGGTCGCGCAACAATTAGCACAAATTTAACAGTCTCTGGTAATACAACACTTGGTGCTGCTGCTAAGACGATCATAACAACTGGTCTGATTTCACATACAGGTCGAGCAACAATCAGCACAAATCTTACAGTATCAGGTAATACTCAACTTGCTGGTGTGATAGCTAACGGTTCAACTGGTACTACAAATCAGATTCTAAGAACAAATGGAACCTCAGTATATTGGGGTAACGAATCAGGTAGTGTATCATTAAGCACATTTAATTCCGCGCTTGCTAATACCAATCTTGCTATCACAAATGTCAAGAATAATTTAACAAGCACAAATACAGCGCTTCGCACGCTTATTAGCGACCGCTTGCAGGTAGCTAATGCTGCGGCCACATATCAGACAAAAGCAATAGAACGTGCGGCCTTAGCTAATACCAATCTTGCTATTAGCAATGTTAAAACTGGTCTGACATCAACTAATACTGCTTTGCGTCTATTAATTTCTAATAGATTACAAGTAGCTAATGCTGCTACCTTGTATGCTACAAAAATTAGTCCAACAACAACAGGTACACTATCTCATACAGGGTATTTGGCTTTATCTGGCCGTCAGTCAATAAGTCAAAATCTTGAAGTATCTGGTAACACAGTTTTTGGTGATGCTACAGTAGAAACAAATCGCACTATAGTGAATGGTGCATTAACAGCTAATGGTAATTTGAGTGTTGCGGGTAATACGACTCTTGGTGCATCCGCAAAAACTACTGGTATTACTGGTCTGCTAACGGTCACTGGTCGTCAAACAATTAGTCAGAATCTATACGTTTCTGGTAATACTGTTCTTGGTAACCCAACAAATGTATCAGAACGCAGCACAATTAATGGCACGTTATTTGCTAATGGTAATATCAATGTCAATGGTAATACTGTTCTAGGTGCTGCTGGTAAGACAATTACCACAACTGGTTATATAAACCATACTGGTCGTCAAACAATAACTCAAAACTTTGTGGTTACCGGTAATACGACTCTTGGTGCATCCGCAAAAACTACTGGTATTACTGGTCTGCTAACAGTCACTGGTCGTCAGACTATTGATAATAATCTGACGGTATCTGGCAATACCACACTTGGTGCTGCTGCTAAAACAATCACGACCACAGGTTTGATTTCGCATACTGGTCGTCAGACCATTAGCACCAATCTAACAGTATCAGGTAACACCACACTTGGTGCTGCTGCTAAAACAATCACGACCACAGGTTTGATTTCGCATACTGGTCGTCAAACAATCAGCACTAATTTATATGTTGCTGGTAATTCAATATTTGGTGATCCTGCTGTAGTAACAGACAGAACAATTGTCAATGGTGCTTTATCGGCCAATGCAAATCTTACGGTCTCTGGTAATACAGTTCTAGGTTCTTCTGCCGCAAGCACACTAACCTTAACTGGTAATACAATAGCAATCACACCGGCAGTGCTAAACTTCAGCAGCGGCAAGCTATTCATTCAGAAAAATGCAAGTCGAGTTGGTGTAAATACCGTGACTCCAAATACAACATTCGACGTTGCGGGTATAATTAGATCATCAACAGGTGGATTCCGTTTCCCTGATGGTGCTACAACAGCAGCACCATTGTATGTGTATGATTCTGCGGGAACGCAGCTATATCCATAATTTTAATATAGGAGGAATTTTATGATTCGTTTGTTATTTGCTGCTGTTATAACAGCAGCAACTTTGATTACTGGGGTTTCTAATGCCCAATCTTTAGAACCTAATAGGCCTATTAGATTTGTTGTGCCTTTTGCGCCTGGTGGTCAATCTGATGTATTTGCTAGAATATTAGCTGAAGGTTTATCATCAATCAGACAAACAAATATTGAAAATAGAACAGGTGGTTATATTGCTATTGCTGGTGGATTTGTAATGAATCAGCCAGCCGATGGTCATACCATAATAAACATAGGAAATGGTTATACTACAAGTAGACATTTTAATCCTGAGATGGCATTTGATCCCAGAGAAGAATTTTCTGTGATTGCTACTCCACTCAAAGTTCCAAAAACTTTATTACTACCTACGGTAAATACTGAAATTCAAGATTTTAATTCATTAGTATCTGCTGTTAGAGCACGTCCTAATTTTTACACATATTTTAGCACAGGTGGTGGTGGGACTGGAGCCATGGCCTCACACCTATTTACATCATCTATAGGTAGCTCAATGATTAATGTACCATATAGAGGATCAGCTCCTGCGGTTACTGATTTTCTAGCTGGTAGATTAACAATGATGTTTGAAACTGTTCCCCTAGCATCTCAGATAAATGGAAGAGGTGCTAGAATGATTGCAGTTACATCAGATCAACGATTATCAAGTCATCCTGATGTACCAACTCTTAGAGAATTGGGCATAAATCATAGTTTTTATTCTTGGCAAGGTATTTTTGTAAGAGCAAATACACCGCGACCTATAAGAGAACAACTTAATAATATGATAAATCAAGCATTAAATAACCAAGATGTACGACGTAGAATTACTGGTACAGGTATAGAAGAATCTTGGATTATTCAAAATAATTTGACTGATACGGAAAATTTCATGAACTCTGAGATAGCTATATGGCGACAAATGTTTGGTAAATGATATTATAAATATACCACAAGTTTAACAATAGGAGCATATTGTAATGTCTCTTGATTCTATACGTGACGCAGTAGATAGCCTTCGTGTTGGTAATCCAGTAGAATTTTCTCAAACCATCAAAAGCATCTTGATGGATAAACTGGTTAATCGAATGGATGTTGAAAAGGTTAGCGTCGCTTCGCAAATGTTCGGTGATGTTGCTCCTGATGCACAATCATCGGAGGCGACAAATGGCGAAGACTCTTAAAGATATTAGAGAAAAGGCGCTTCGCCTACGTGAAGGCGCTGGCGCATATGTCGCCACCGTTCAAGCTAAGAAGCGTACATATCGTTCTGATACTTCGGTAGATGATGATGAATCTGGTTCTCTTGAACCAAAAGCTGCTGGTGAAAAGGCCTTCAAGGCCATGCATACATCCACCACAACAGACTTTGGTGATCAAGACAATAATAAGAATCAGGCCGATACTAAGACACGTATCAATCATCGCGCAGGTGATGAACCTAAAATTGGTGAGCGTCAAAAAGTAACTCAGGGAACTTCAACTGTGAAGGGACCTGAGCTAGGTTCTTATACAAAGCAAACACCGACAAATTATGCGGATAAGCGCGGTGGTGAGACATCACCAGTTCGCACCTCACCATCAGCTGTTGAGCCGTTTTCTGCTAAGACACCTAGAGTATCAATCAAGCAATTCCGTGAATCAATGCAATTTGGGATTCTTCGCATTGTAGAATCTCGCATTGGCGGCCGCGTAATTTTTGAAGATGGTCATGTTGATGTAGCTGATACAATTGCTGAAAAGCTAGCTGAAGTTTATTCACTGCTTGAAGATGAAAATGCTAAGAAATTTATTGAGATTGGTTCATCTAGCGCAGAAGGTCTCCGCGAGCTAATCGATTTTGCATTTAGCATTGACGCCCAGGAGTCAGAAGATGGCCATTGATCGCGTAGTCAATAAAGGAATCAAAGGTGGTTATGTCACCGGCATTTTTTCTGCCGGTGGCTATATCGCTCTAAACAGTTCCAATGTTGTTGTGGCTGCTAACTCAGCAGGTGAGACAGTTCAAGAAATGGCTATTTCAGTCGTATCTTGGGCGGCTGCAAATGGTGTAACATTTAATATCAAGCGCGGCGCCAACAATGTATTAAATCTTGCATTAAATGGTACAATGGATTTTCAAGCGGCTGGTATTGGTCTTGAGACAGGCGGTGAAGCAGCCGCAAATGTTGTAGTGACTAGAGCAGGCACTGGTCCTGCTTCCTTGGTAATCAAACTACACAAACGACCGGTAATTGCCGGTGGTTCATCTTACTAAGGAATAACTTCAATGAAACTCATATGCGAAGTCAATGAAGAATTGAAAGTTATCACCGAAGCCAATGAGCGCGGTGGTCGCAGTTATTTCATCGAAGGCGTGTTTATGCAGGCCGAACAAAAGAACCGTAATAATCGCTCATATCCAAAGCATATCATGGAGCGCGAGGTTAATCGATATGTCGATGAACATATCAAACAGAATCGTGCTTATGGTGAGCTAGGTCATCCATCAGGACCTACCATCAATCTTGAGCGTGTATCTCACATGATCAAAGAATTGCGCGAAGATGGAAATAATTACATCGGTCGTGCCAAGATCATGGATACACCATACGGTAATATTGTCAAGAATCTTATGGATGAAGGTGCTCGTCTTGGGGTATCTACTCGTGGTATGGGTTCTTTAAAGGAACGTAACGGTTGCATGGAAGTTCAAGATGACTTTCATCTAGCAACAGCTGCTGATATTGTCGCCGACCCTTCGGCACCAGATGCATTTGTGCATGGTGTTATGGAAGGTAAAGAATGGGTTTGGGATAACGGCATTCTAAAAGAAGTCGATATTGCAGGCTATAAAAATCGTATCAATGAAGCCGCTCGTTCACGTCGCACCGAAACAGAAGTGCTAGGTGTATTCCGCGATTTCATTTCAAAGCTTTAATAACCACATTTTTATAAATATCACAAGATCATCATCTAAGTCCCAAGGGAGACAGGAAATGAACGAAAGAAAGCAGATCGACGAGGTGGATGCCACTGGCGCTCACGTTCCCGATGCAGTTGGCAACAAAGTTACACCTCCCGGTGGCGATAAGGGTGGTGAACATGGTATCATCCGCACATCACCAACTTCTGTTGACCCTGCGTCACGTTCAGCGATGGTTTCAGCCATCGTGAATACAGTGACAAAGATGAAGAAGGGTGATCTGAAAGCAACATATGCAAAGGTCATGGGTCTACCTGACGGCGAACATTCTGCTCCTTTGCAGGGTACATCAAAGATTGCTCAACCACCTCGCGTAACATCAGAAGACCTAGATATCGCTGATGACGTTCGCGCTATCTTTGAAGGCGCTGAAGTTTCAGAAGATTTCAAGAACAAGGTTTCTGATATTTTCCAGACAGCTCTTGTTTCTAAGATCAATGAGAAGCTGGAAGAAATGGCATCTATTCATGAAGCCGAAATTGAAGAAACTGTCGATTCCCGCGTAACACAGGTTGTGGAAGAGCTTGACTCTTATCTTGACCACGTTGTTGAGCAGTGGATGGACGAAAATAAGCTGGCCGTTGAAACTGGCCTGCGTTCTGAAATTGTAAATTCATTCATGTCAGGTCTTCGCAACCTCTTTAGCGAACACTATATCGACGTGCCGGAAGGTAAGGAAGATGTGGTTGAGCAACTAGCTGCTCAGGTTGAAGAATTGACAGATGCGCTGAATAGCGAAATTGAAAAGTCAGTTGAGCTTCGTGCAGAAAATGAAGCTCTAGTTTGTGGTGCGCTGATCGCGGAAGCGACAGAAGGTTTAACAGATGTTCAGGCTGAAAAGCTGCGTAAGCTTGCTGAGTCTGTTGAATTTAACGATGTTGAGTCATTCTCATCTAAGCTACAAGACCTCCGTGAAGGCTACTTCCCGTCAGGCCGTAAGGCTGCTCTGAAGTCAGTTCTCACAGAGTCTGCTCTTGATTCTGATCCCATTGAAAATATCAATGAGCAGACTTCAGGGCCGATGTCCGCTTATGTCTCAGCAATCTCACGCACCGTTAAAAAGTTCTGATCGGCTAAATAGCCAATATTCCTAGGAAAGGGAACTACCATGAATACAGAGTCTCTGATCCAGAAGTGGGGCGCGGTCATCGACCATGGTGACCTCCCCTCCGTAAAGGATTCACACAAGCGTGCCGTGCTGGCTCAGCTCTTGGAAAACCAAGAGTATGACTCACGCCAGCAAGCGATTGGTTCAGGCGGCTACCGCGCGCCTGGTCTGCTAGGTGAAGCTGCTCCCGCAAACGCGATGGGTGCTTCTTCATCTGTGGCTTCAGCAGGTAATATCGATATCTTCGATCCAGTGCTTATCTCACTGGTTCGTCGTTCAATGCCAAACCTGATCGCCTATGACATCTGCGGCGTTCAGCCAATGACAGGCCCAACAGGTCTGATCTTTGCTCTGCGCTCACGCTATGATTCACAGACAGGTACGGAAGCGCTGTTCAATGAAGCGAATACAACATTCACTTCAGCGGCTGCAGGTAACACAGCTTCTCGCTTCGTGGTTGCGAATACTTCAACTGGTCGCGTTCAGGACGGTTCAGATCCTACGGGCCGTGTGAAGGCTGGTGCTTCAGGCTACACACTGTCAACCGGCATGACAACATCACGTGCCGAAGCTCTTGGTGACGGTTCATCCAATGCATTCCAGCAAATGGCGTTCTCAGTCGAGAAGGTTGCCGTGACCGCTGTGTCTCGTGCGCTGAAGGCTGAATACACCATGGAACTGGCGCAGGATCTGAAGGCTATCCATGGTCTGGATGCCGAATCAGAACTTGCGAACATTCTGTCTGCTGAAATCCTTGCGGAAATCAACCGCGAAGTGGTTCGCACAATCAACTACACCGCCACGGCCGGCGCGCAAGAAAATGTGACTTCAACAGGCACATTCAACCTTGACGTTGACTCAAACGGTCGCTGGATGGTTGAAAAGTTCAAGGGTCTGCTGTTCCAGATCGAGCGTGAAGCTAACCAAATCGCGAAGGCAACTCGTCGCGGTAAGGGCAACGTGATGATCTGCTCATCAGACGTTGCTTCAGCTCTGTCAATGGCTGGTGTGCTTGACTATACACCTGCTCTGTCAGCGAACCTTCAGGTTGATGACACAGGCAACACCTTTGCTGGTGTGCTTAACGGTCGCATCCGCGTCTACATCGACCCGTACTTCTCATCATCAACTGGCAAGCAGTATCTGACAGTTGGCTACAAGGGTTCTTCAGCCTTCGATGCCGGTCTGTTCTACTGCCCGTATGTGCCGCTCCAGATGGTTCGTGCCATCGGTCAGGACACATTCCAGCCGAAGATTGGCTTCAAGACTCGTTACGGTATTGTGGCCAATCCGTTTGCTACGTCAAATGCTGATGGTTCAATCGGTTCATTCGGCGATGCGAAGGCAAACATCTACTATCGCTTTGTCGCCGTGACAAACCTGATGTAATTCATCAGAACACGGTTAGTGTTAGAGAGCTCCGCAGAGAAATCTGCGGAGTTTCTTTTTGTGCGGCGCCTAAATAGGTAGGGAGGAATCGATGAGCACCATAACAGACCAACCTACCAATTTGAATTATCTTTCGCCGTTAGGGTTTAAGTTTACCCTTCGTCGTCTACCGATGGTCAATTATTTCTGCCAGTCGGTCGATATCCCTGCGATTAGTATGACACCAATCAATACACCAACACCAGTAGGTACATTAGTAAGGCCTGGTGATAAGATTGCATATGATCCTCTGACCATCACATTTCGTGTCGATGAAGATATGAAAAATTATATTGAGATGGTTAACTGGCTTGAGGGTCTTGGTCACCCGAATACACTAAAGCAGCTTCGTGATCTATCCGCATCTTCACCTCTTGCGACACCAAATACAATAGGTAGCGCAATGACTCTTACCTCAGATGCTACGCTAACAGTATTGACAAGTCATAAAAATCCCGGATTGAATGCTTTCTTTAGTGATGCATTTCCTACTAGCTTGTCAGCACTTAGATTTACATCAATGGCCAATGATGTTGAATATCTTGAAGCTACAGCTACATTTTCTTACAGAAAATATACATTAGAACGCATTTAGTTCTGTACATTTGCCTAGAAACCTGGTATTATGGCTAGATGATGAAAACACAAGACATTCTCGACATGTGGGTTATCGACACGAAATTGGATGACCTAAATTTGGACCTTGAGAGCATCAAGGTCCCAATGCTTCATGGAAAATATTTGGCGCTGCTTTCAAAAGAGCGTGCTAAAGTTCGTGAGCTAACCGCTAACAAAAAGACGCTTACACGATTGCTGATTGCTTATTATTCAGGCAAGGCCACTCAAGACGAACTTGAAAAGCTAGGTCGTGATCAATTCATGGAGCGCGTCATAAGAGGTGATATTGATGAGCGAGTGAATAATGATGCAGCCATGATACGTCTTGAATCAATGCTGGGTCTTCATCAAGAATGTGTGATGGTTCTTGAGGAGATTATGAGATCAATAAACAATCGAGGCTTCCAGATCAAAAATGTAATTGACTGGCGCAAGCTAACCGTAGGTATGAAATGACCGAGCAGGTACATATTCTCAAAATCGATGAATCAACCATGCGCCTGCAATGCTCAGGTTCTGTTGCGAGAGAGGTATCAGAAAACTATACCTTCGAAGTACCTGGCGCAAAATTCATGCCGACTTATAGAAGCAAAGTCTGGGATGGTAAAGTTCGTCTATTCAATGCTCGCAATTATACAATGTATGCAGGGCTAGCCCATAGCGTTAGATCATTTTTAGAAAAATCTGGTTATGATGTATCAGTTGATGATGATCTTATTTCAGAAGATGAAGCATCATTAGTCGAAATCCAAGATTTTATTCGCGACCTAAAGCTACCAGTAGAGCCTAGAGATTATCAGATGCGCGCGCTTGCATTGGCCATTCGTATGCGCCGCGCTGTATTCATATCACCCACGGCCAGCGGCAAATCCATGGTTGCATATCTTATATCACAATGGTTTGGCGGTCGCACATTAATTGTGGTGCCTACAGTATCCCTGGTTATTCAGATGGTCAAAGATTTTCAAGACTACGGATATATCGGTCAGATACATGGAATCAGAGGCGGTCAAGAAAAGAAAGCTGTAGATGGTGTTACCGTATCTACTTGGCAGTCCGTATATGAGATGGGTGAAGAATTTTTCTCCCAGTTTGATACTATCATCGGTGATGAAGCGCATCTTTTCAAGGCTAAAAGTCTTATCAATATAATGACTAAGATGCCTTCAACAAAATATAGATTTGGTATGACTGGTACGTTAGATGGTTCTGAAGTCAATGAACTTGTTCTAGAAGGTCTATTTGGTAAGATTGAAAGATTGGTCAAAACCAAAGATTTGATGGATGCAGGCCATGTTGCAGATTTAGCAATCAAGGTATTGGTTTTAAAGCATCCCCAACCTTTGTCAAAAGATGCATCTTACCAAGATGAAATTGATCGTATAGTATCAAATGAGGCTAGAAACAAATTCATTCGTAATTTAGCCTTGTCGCTCAATGGTAATACCTTAGTGCTATATGCATTGGTTGAAAAGCATGGTGAGATATTAAATCAAATGATATCCGCTAAAGCTGATGAACGAGGCAAGATTGTATCTTTTGTTCATGGTGGCACAGAAGCAGAAGATCGTGATGGTATCCGCACATTAGCAGAGTCTGGCGATAACAATATTATCATAGCATCTTATGGTACGTTTAGCACTGGTATTAATATTCGTAATCTACACAATGTAATCTTTGCTAGCCCAACTAAGAGTCGAGTGCGTACCTTGCAATCTATCGGCCGTGGCCTTCGCAAAGGTGATACCAAAGACTCTTGCACCTTATTTGATGTGGCCGATGACATGTCAAGCAAGACTAGCAGAAATTATACTTTGAACCACTTGATAGAGCGCATCAAGATGTATAATCAAGAAGGGTTTAAGTATGAGATGCATACCATAAAACTTAAAGAGTAATATAGTATACCCTGTAAACGGCAAGGCCTATTATACCAGGAGATTATAAAATGTCAAGCAAAAAACATTATGTTAAGAACGCAGACCTATACGCAGCCATGGTTGAATACCGCAAGGCGGTAACTGAAGCAATAGAGAAGGGTGAACAAAAACCGCGAGTGCCTTTCTATATCGGCGAGTGTATCATGAAGATTGCGACGCATCTAGCCTTCAAGCCTAACTTCTCAAACTATCCATTTCGTGAGGAAATGATTTCAGACGGCATCGAAAATTGTCTGCAATATATTGGTAATTTTGACCCAGGTAAGTCTCAGAACCCATTTGCATACTTCACGCAGATAATCTATTTTGCTTTTATTCGACGCATTCAAAAAGAAAAGAAATATCTTTATACAAAATATGCGGCCATTGAGAGAGCAAATCTCATGGATGAGACAAGTGATGTTCAAGAATCTGACAAGCGGTCTGGGTCTAGATTCAATGATGATGTTAGCTACGGTGAATGGTCGCAAGAGCAAATGGAAAAATTCATGACCAGCTTTGATGAGAGCAGGCGAAACAGAAAGAAACGTAAGAAAACCATTGACAAGGTAGAACAAGACGTGATATGATGGCTGTATGAAAGTTGCAATAGTCACAGATACCCATTTTGGCGCTAGAAATGATAGCTCGGATTTCCTCGATTATTTTGTGAGGTTTTATGATGAGCTATTTTTTCCTACCCTAGAATCCAGAGGCATTAAAACTATATTACATCTAGGTGATATAGTTGATCGCCGCAAATTTATATCATATGTCACTTTGAGGCGTATGCGGCAATGCTTTATCGATCGTTTGGTCGATTATGATACTCATATTCTCGTTGGTAATCATGATATTCCATATAAGAATACAAATGATATCAATGCAATGCGTGAGTTATTTGCTGGTAATGATAATATAAATCTATACATGGATCCGGCTGAAGTTACTATTGGCGGATCCGATATGCTATTTCTACCTTGGATCAATCAAGAAAACTATCAAGCTAGTATTGATTTGATCAAGAATACTAAGGCTCAAGTGGCCATGGGTCATCTTGAAG